TTCTATGGTTTCGATAACTCGTTTCGACTCTCTCATCATCGCTTGCGCATAACGGAACGCATCTTCCGCGAACTCTTCGGATGTGCCGTCCAAATTAGGGTCGGCCAGCATGCCCGACAAAGCGTGTGCCGCGAACAGATCCAGTCGGCTGATTGTCCCCCCGTCTAGTTTAAGTTTCCTTTCAGTCATCCGTCTCCTCCCATCTCTTGCAAAAGTCTTGCAGCCATAGTCTCTGCTCCGCCGACACCCGGCGGCACAGTTGCTCCTCCGCATCCACATGCGGCAGGCGCTGGTGAATGCACCACGCCCGGTACTCGTCACACAGGGCATCGAGGCGGGCGTCCCAGAAGGTGCGGTAGAGGGCGCTCATGCCTCGTCCTCCACCGGGTTGCACAACGTGCTGTCGATCACAGTGTAGCCCCAGTCGCCGAAGTAGCAGGCGCCGCCGTGCAGCTCCTCGTACTTCTCCATCAAATCATCCCAATCCTCGGGCATCGGACCATCGTCGTCGGGATACCAGCCATCGGCTATCGCACCTCGGACCTTGGCCCGAAGCGCGTCCTCTGTCTCCGCCAGAATGATGATGGTGTCGTACTTGCTGTACCAGTAACAGTGCCATACTTTGATGTTCATTACAGGCTCTCCTTGTTAATGGCTGGCAAGCTCGACATCGAACTCGAACTCCCCTTCATAAATATCGACATGGGCGGGCCGTTTCCAATCCACGCCATCGGTCGAATCCGATTCGATACCGAACTCGACCCAGCTTTCGTCGCCCTCAAACTGCACATGCAGCGTGTCCCACTTGATGTACCAATCTTTTACATCACCCCATGTCTTGGGCGACAGGTCAACGGAACCCGTGGCAACGCAGGTGTAGCCTGCGGAAATGGTGATCTGGCTTGTCATCAGTTGCTCTCCTTCTTGTTGAAGATCGGATGCTGGAAACGATTTAGAAGCTCGTCGATAAACTGGGCAAGAGCCGCATCTTGATCAGGCGTGATCTGTATCTCACGCAGCCGCTGGATAACGCCGCTGCGGTAGATCGTGAGCGAGTTGAACTCGAGATCCAACGACTCGTCCACGATGTCGCCGTCCTCGGCTTCGACATGCACGACGCGCTGCTCCCAACCGCCGTCGCCCATCTCGTAGCACTCGTCCCAGTCGTCCAAGGTCAAAGAGGCAACCGCCTCTTCCCATGTGTCGCCCTCAACAGAGACGTTGCCGTAGTAGGTGACGTCTTGGGCCAGAAGTACGTTGAATGTAGGCATGTTCTTATCTCCTCGTTGATTGTTAATTCGCAGCGGCTGGCCGGGCGATCTTGGTCTGCCGGACGCCATCGCGGATGCTGTGCTCTTTCACAGTCGCCTTCACAGAGACCACATCCTTGGACTTGCCGAGCTCGTTGGTGCCCTTGTAGACCACCACATTGCCGTCGGCGTCGTGCATGACATGCAGGTAGCTGTAGCCGTACTGGCCGCTCATCTCGATGACCATGCGGATGGTCAGCTTGAACACGCGGCGCTCCCCGACGGTGCCGATCCAGCCAGACTTGTCCGCGTCGACCAAACGCGCTTCTTCACGCGCCTTGGCGCGCTCGGAGACGCGACCCTCGCCGCGCACGATCATGTCGAGGACAGCTTTGGTTTGGCCGTCGGTCAGGGCACCCCATTCAAGGACGCTGTCGCGCATCTTTTCGTAGAAGCTGCCGACGCTGGCCTTCACGACGGGGTGCATAATGTAGGTCGCGCTGTACATGTCGTAGAGCGCGTCACGATCCTGATAGTAGGAGCTATCGTTGACGTCCAACTGGCTGAGTTTGGCATCAAGCTCATCTGCCTTGGATGCGTCGCGAGGTGCGATGCGGCACTCAAACTCATCCAGTTCAAACAGGAACGCATTGGCGCGCTTGCCATCCTCGGTCGCCAGCCACTTTGCGGCGCGGGTCTTGTTCGCGTTGTTGCGAATGTTGCGCCGAATTGCATCTTGGTAGCGAGCTTCGTTCTCGATGAAAGTTCCGCGTGACATAGTCGAAGGTCCTCGTTGAGTGGTTGATGGCACGGAGTATAGAGGTAAAGGTGAAGGGGTCAATAACTTTTTGTATCGCGGTCCTTGGACCTCGGAGGGCAGAGCGTCGGACCTCGGACCTTGATACGCTGCATACACTATAGGGGTTTTTGCCACGGATTTCGTTTTTGTAAAAAAATTTGTTGAGTTTGACCGTATGCAGCGTATGCAGTAGCAAAAAAGAGGGTTTAAGTGTTTGAAATATATAGAAAAGTGGTGAATACAGTTCGTGGTTTGTTCTTCGTATGCAGCATACGGTCAAAACGTATGCAGTAAGGCAGTGTTGCAGGATTGACACGGTTTTTCTAGGCTGCCCTGCCTTATTCGCGGGGTTTCGGGTGAAACCGGATTTGGTGGGAAAAGGCCCTATATAGGGCGGGAGTTGCGCGGCGCGGCGTCCCTGTTGTATGGTCTGGCCATGTCAACATGGAGGTGTTTATGGCATCCCTTGCAGATGAAGAAGAAAGCACTCGCAAGCTCACCACCCGGCAGAAGACCTTCGCCAAGTTCATCGTCGAGGGCGTTTACTCGAACTCTGAGTGTGCGCGGAAGGCGGGCTATGCGCCGGATACGGCGAATGTGTATGCTTCGAAGCTGCTGAACGGTCGAGACTACCCGCATGTGCTGGAGTACATCGAAGAGCTTCGGGAAGAGCGGGAGCGCCGCTATGGTGTGACCACCATCGGTCAGCTTGAGCGGCTGGCGCAGCTCTCGAAGGGCGCGGAACAGGCAGGCCAGTTTAGCGCGGCGATCAACGCCGAGAAGATCAGATCGGCGCTGGGTGGCCTGACCATCGACCGCCGGGAGAACATCAACACCATCGACCAGATGTCGAGGACCGAGATCTTGGGTCGCTTGGAAGCGCTGCGAAAGCAGTATCCGCAGGCCTTCGTGATCGACAACATGAAGGACGTAACACCTCATGAGCCGAGGACCGGAAGCCCAGTTTTGGACTACATTGAGGCAGAACCTGCCGAAAGAAGCGTTCGCCACGAGGATTGAGAACACCCACGGCGGCGGCGTTCCTGATGTCTACATCGTCTGGGACGGGATGCCCTTCTGGCTCGAACTCAAAATCGCTAAAGTTAGCAGTGTAAACATCCGACCCCATCAGGTCGCGTGGAATATGGCGCACTTTGCCCGCGGAGGGCTCTCATTTTTCTTGGTAAAGAACCTTTCGAGCAAGCTTTTATACTTATTTCCCGCGGACCAAGGTCCGGTTCTTGCGACGGTCGGGCTGTCGGGGGCCCAAGGACCGAGGTTCGAGACTGTCGGGGCGTTGGTCGGGGGCCTTCGGACCTTGGTCGGGGCTCATTATTGTCGGGTCGGGGCCCGATTGTCGGGGTCGGGGCTTGTCGGGTCGGGATCTGAGGACCAAGGTCCAGAATAAAAGGCCCGAGGTCCGGGGCGCGTGTGTCGCGGTCCTTGGTCCTCGGGCAGGCGGCCGCGCCCAGGTTGTCCTGAGCGCGGCTTGGCAACTTAGGTCAGGTCCACCACGGCAAGGCCCTGCGCCTTGGCGTACTCCATAGCGTGAAGCTTGGTCGGGTGGTCGCTGCTGCCACCCGGATTTGTCGGGTGGTCCAGCAATCGAAACTCAGGATCCCCTAGTTTCGCGGCCCACATGTCCGCGACGTCCGGACATGTGATCGCGCCCTGCACTAGCCAAGCGATTTCGGGGGTTTCTGTTGCGTGTGTCATGGCTCTTGCTCCTAGTGTTCAACGATTGCGATGGACTTGGCGTTAACGCTGCCCTTGCACAAGCGGCAAGCCGCGCATTGGACGCGGCGCCCCGCCTCTTTGGACGCGGGGCAAAGCGTTTCATGGGCCTTGTCAATCTGCCCTAGGTCCGCGACCACGCGGAATGTGCGGCGTCCAGCCGCCCAATGCATGCGGGCTTCGGCGTGAGAGTCTGCGCTTTGCATAGCGATATCGGGGCGCCATGGCTTTTGGTGTGTGTAGGCTGTCCACGTGTCCGCTTCCGATAGCAGATCCGTCCAGACAGCGTCTGGAACGGCGGCGCCGTCCCCGTAGGTTCCGACGCGGACCACGCGGCCGCGGCCGATTGCGGCGCGCGCGGCTTTATTTTGCGCGTCGGGATAAACGCCGTTTATAAACGCGCGGTAAACGATTAGGACGCCCTGGCCTAGGTTAACGTAGCAGCGGCGACCCTTGGCGATCTTGCGCGCCGGGTCGGTGGTCGGTGTGCCGCGCAATGGGCAGGTGCCGCAAATGCTGGCATCCTCGCCCGTTTTTGACGCTTCTAATGGGTTGATATCGGCGCGTAGTATATACGTTTGCACGACGCGCCCGGTTTTTGTGTTGCGATCGGAAAAGGTCGCGATCACGACAATCGGTTTACCATCCAAGAGGCTAGGCCCATTGTATATGATTCCGCTTTTCATGGTATTTGCTCCTAGTTGAAAAGGCCCCTTTACCTTATAGGCGTCGGGTCGGGTTGGCAAGTATCTTGTCGGGTCGGGTCGGGATCCTGCGGCGCTGTCGGGTCGGGTCGGGTCGGGTCGGGTCGGGGCTCTTAATAAAAAGATCGCGGACCGCGCGCCCCGGCCCCCGGTTGATTGAGGGCGGGCGAAAACAAGACACGAAAAAGCCCCGAGCGCTGGCGCGCCCGGGGCCCGTGGTTCAAAGCCCCGGCCAGCTGCGCATAGGTGCGGCGTGGTCGAGGTGGCGCGCCCTGATTAGCGGCGTTTCCTTGTGCTTGGCTTCATATGCTTTGAGAAAAACCGCCATGTCGCAATCTTCCTCGAGCGCCAGCACGTCGCCTTTCCGATAACTATACGCGCTGAACGCGTCAGGCGTCAGGTCGACCTCGGCCAGCTGGCCCGTGGTAACCAATAGCCAGCCGTGGCCGGGGTCGGTGATGAATGCTAATACCATTGCCTTATCCTTTCTGGTTAACGTGGCCACCATGGCGCACGGGATGACGGCCCCCGGATCGAGGGCCGCGCACCGGTGCGTCATAGTACCTTGAACGTCTTGACCAGCGTGATGCGCCGCACGTCCAACCAACGCTCGGGCTCGTTCTCGAGCCACCACGCCTTGCTGGGCGCGTTTTGACGCATTGTCTCGACGTAGGTCGCGACGCCCGCCTCGACCATTGCCGAACGCTGCACCTCGAGGCGCTTGGCGATCGCCTTGCTAAGCGCGTTCAGCACCTCGAGCTCGGCCACCATGCGCTCGGCCGTGGTGCACGTATCGGGGTCAATGTGATCGAGCACCTCGGCCCGGATCAAGCTGTTGAGTGATGACATATGAAGCATTGCCTTATCCTTTCTGGTTAACGTGCCCTTGATGGCGCACGGGATGACGGCCCCACGTGGGGGCCGTGCACCGGTACGTCATGCGTTGGCGAGGTACTCGCTCGGCGTCGGTACGCCGCGCCGGATATCGTACGCGTCCAGCCATTCCGGCTCGGCCGCAACCAGCTGGCCGTACCGCTTGACCTCGAGCGCATATGTGTCGCCCATGTCGAACGAGCCGAACGTCGCGGCGCTGCTAGCCGCAACCAACCAGCGGGCGTACGTGTCCTCGTTCTTTACTTGCTTGTACGTCTTGAGCACGTGCCACGTGATATCGCCCGCGCGATAGATCGCGTACGGCTTGTTGACGGGGCGGGATTTTGAAAACGGGTTGGGCATTGTCTTATCCTTTCTGGTTGAAGTGGCCCGAGGCGTCGCGCCTCGGGCCTTTGGTTGATTAGGCCAGCTTGTCGAACTCGGCGATCAGCTGGTCGTATACCTCGGCGGCTTCCTTGTCGCGCCCCGCGGCCAGCATCATAAACATGAACTCGAGCTTGAACTTGAGGCGGTTGCCGGTGCTTTGAACCGGGGCCTCGTCAGCTGCGATGACGGTCATTTCTGCGGTTGCCATTGTCTTGTCCTTTCTGGTTAACCGGGCCGCGTTCATCGCAACCCGTGCCCCCTTTCTATAGAAAGGCGCGCCCGAGGTAAAGGGGTCGCGACCGCCTAGCGTCTTCTACCCTATCGGCCTATCTTTCGTGCGCGGCTCGGGGCTCGGGGTCCGCGCGCCTCGGTCCGGGGGTAACTGCCCCCGATCGGCCCCGACATCGCGACGGGGTCGGACCCCCACACCCCCCTTTTTCGGGCCCCGCCCGCGAGGAGAGTGGGTTTAATTGCTGGTTTCATAAATTCATCCGGCCATTTTTCCGTTCGGGCCCCCGGTCCGCGGACCCCGGGGAGGGGTCTTTTCACCAGCAAGCATTGATGCAAAAAGCGTCCAAAATTTTTCTCGGGTGTTTTTTCGTTTGGCTTTGTGCCATACTTCGCCCTATGTGGACCCCTTTGCTTCTCATATGCTACGTCGACAGGCCTGACTGTGCGATTCCGAACGCTCCGGCTTATTTGAGTGAGCAGGAGTGCATGGTTGCGTTGGAGTACGTCATTGACGCATACCGCCTGCCTGAGGGCATGGCGATTATGGCGTATGATTGCTACAACTGGGGCCAAGGTTCGTGATCCATGGCTGATCAACCCGGATTTTTCTCTCGTGAAGCTGGACAGGCTCGGCGCCGAGCCTTGAACGAGTTCCTGAACGAGGGGGCTGATTATCTTTTGGGTCCGACGGGCATTCCTGACCGGCTGCGTGCGGCGGGAGAGATGTTCAACCCGATGGGCATGGTTGAAGAGGCAGGTGCTCAGGCCACGGTTGCAGCGGATTCCGAGCGCAGTGTTGAAGAGCGGCTGCGGGCTTTAGCTGCGGCGGGGATTAACACGGCGGGGATTGGCTTGCCGGCTCTGCTGGCGCTCATGCGGGCGATCCCTAACGACGCTGCGCTAATTCAGATGCTTCTGGGTGGTGGGCCTGATCCGTCTGGGGCGACGGCAGGGCGGGCGACTGTTCGCCGGGATGATGTGTTCCGAGGGGAGGGCCCTGCAAGAGTTTCTGATGAGGTCGCAGCTTCAGATGCCCCGTATGCAATGCGCCTGACGGGCATGGAGCAGATCGACGACATGATTGAGTCAGGGCTTGTTCGACCCAAGCCGGGTGGATATGGGCAACGAAAACAGTCTACGATTTATTTCGGGGAATCCCAGACGGATGATCCCATGGCGTCCCTGTTCACCAGACCAAACGCAGAAAAACCCGCTGTTCTCGTGGGGCGCCCCGGGACTCTTGGAGCCTACGAGGGCGGTATTCCGATTGACGAACTTGAGCGGGTTCTGATTCGGCAAGAGGACGGCCAGCTTTTGGACATGCTCGATGACATCATCGCGCGCAACAGGGCTAGACGCTAATGCTCACAGGTCAGGATATCCCAGAACCAAGGACCGAGGCTCGTGGTCCTCGGACCTTGGTCCTTCGCAGCCTGTTCTGGTTGCCGCTGGTTTATTTCTTGTATGGCCCGTGATATCGTTCCGTGAACCGCGGACCTTGGACCTTTTGACATGGCCAAACCTCCTTTCTTTTCGCGTGAAGCTGGACGGGCTCGGCGCCGTGCGTTGGACGAGTTTCTTGGCGGCAGCTTAGGTTTTTTGCTGGGTCCAACGGGTATTCCTGATCGGCTTCGTGTTATTTCGGAGTTGTTGAATCCTGTTGCGGCGATGGAGGAGGCGTCGGTTCAGGGTGGTCGTGCGGCGGATCCGGAGCTGTCGCCGGAGGATCGTCGGCGCGCGGCCATTCAGTCTGCGATGAATACGGCGTTGTTTGCTGTTCCCGGCGCTTTGGCGGCGCGTGGGTACATGCCTTCGACGCAGGCTGCGGCGGAGACTTTGACGGGGCTGGCCAGTGTGCCGCCTTCGGTGGAAGAGGCGGCGCGGATTGCGGTTGAGCGGTTGAATCAACCGGGTCCGATGCCGACGCTGTATTCGAATCCGATCCCGGGGATGGGCGACAACGGCGGGCCTCCGTTGGAGGAGCCGTATAATCCGCTCCCGGCCCTTGGTTCTCGGGCCTTGGCTGCTGCGGAGAGCTTGCCGCAGGCGCGTGGGACGTATGGCCAGATGCGCGCGCAGCTTGTGCGACTTGGTGGTGGCGAGCCTGCGGAGCGTGAGCTGTTCTTTACGGGGTTGGATCGCCGGTATCGGCCGGACGATCCGGTCACGCAACAGGAGCTGGTGGACTATTTGCGTGAGACGACGCCTATGTTCAGCGCGGTTGAGGACCGTGCGATCGGGGAGTTGGGGGCGGAGGGTTCAAGGCAGAATCCAGACGTATTTGCAGCGGCGTACGAGCGGTTTGATGAAAGTCCGGAGGGGCAGGCGCTCTTTTTAGAATCAATGGAAGGCCACCGCGAGTATTTTGAGGACCTTGCGGCGAGAGATCCCGACTTCACTTTTACCGAAGACGACATTCTGGAAGCGGCGAGTAACTCCTATCCGGATCTTGTGTATGAAACACTTGATCGGATGTCCGAGCGAGATTTATACGAACTCGCCGGCATAGACGTACCTTTTGACTCCGGCACCACGCAGTATTCCGAGTATTTCACCCCGGGGATGACCGATTATCGAGAGCGGAGGTACTCGTTCCGAGATCCGGGCAACGTCAATCCGACGGGCATTCGCGGGTATTCTGGCGCTGGCGCACACTTTTCTGGTGACGAAAACGTGCCGTTCCTGCACACGCGGGTTGCGACGGCCGACGCCATGGGCGGCAGAGGTAATGCCTACCACATCGGCGAGATCCAGTCGGACCTCGCGCAGCGGCTTCGGCAGGAAGGCCTCGATTACAAACCAGCTGCGGGCCCGGATGCGGAAATGCTGTTTGAGTTGGCGGAAGGCGGGGTCGGCCGCAACATTACGGACGACATGTGGCGGCGGTTGCAGGAGCCGGACTTCCCAAGCAACACAGCGCTGCCGGAAAACTTCTTCGAAAACCACCTCGTGCTGGATCGGACGCAGACCGCGCCGACGGCCGAGCGGTTTACGCGGGCGATCGAAGGGGCGAGGACCGCGGCCCTTGATCAGCTTCGCAACGGCGCCAATCGGTTGCGCACCATGCGGGACGATTTGGACGCCGAGGCGCAAGAGGCAAGAAAGATTCTTCGGGAAGGTCTCGAGGTCGAGGGCAGCTACCTTGGCTGGGACAACGCCGCAGGACCGATGGGGGACATCACTAACTCGATCCGCGCAGCCTTCGCAACGGGGCAAGATCCCGCGGAATACGTTGCGCAGGTCTATGACATCGACCCGACGCGCAGCGAGCGCGAGCAGTTCTTGCTGGACCGTATCGCAGAATACGCCAACCACTCGTATGTGTCAGAAAACCGTCGAACGCGTGAGGGCCAAGCCAATGACCTTGCAAGCAGCCTGTCCCGCCGGATGTCCACGGGCCGCACGGACGAGACGGAGATGGAGGCGGTCATACGCAGTGCGTTCGACGCCGATATCCCGCTGCAGTACACGACGCGCATGCGCCGCGGGGAACGGATCAGCGACGATGAGCTTGAGGCCATTGCGGATGATTACGGCCCTGTTGTGTCTGCAGCAATCGCT